GGAACACTACAGCGCAGCACCCTCCGTCAGAAGGTTATTCGGGGCGAAATGGAAGAAGCGGCAGAAGAGTTCTTGAAATATACGCTGGCTGGGGGTAAAGTACTAAAAGGCTTGGTCACTCGTAGAAACGATGAACGGGCGTTATTTTTATCTTAGGGTAAACCCGAATGAATATAAAACACGAGCAATTTATTGGTATTTACGAAGATGCTTTTAGCAAACAGTTTTGCGAAGAAGCAGTAACGTATTTTGAAAATATGAATAAAACTGGGTTTTGCCACAACAGACAAAATTTTGAAGGTATTTTAAAACATAAAAAAGATGACCACACGGTGTTCCCTCACTACGAAACCCAAGTTGATTTAACACCTACTCAAAAACTTATATCAGAATTTGGCACTATATTTTGGAATAACTGCTATTCGGATTACTCAAATAAATTTTCTTCTTTACAAGAAGCTGAAAAACACTCTATATTTTCTTGCCGAATTCAAAAAACTGAAATTGGTGGTGGGTATCATGAATGGCATTTTGAATCAAACACTAGAGCTGTATCGCAGAGATTAATGGCTTGGATGGTGTATTTAAACAACGTAGAAGAAGGCGGTGAAACAGAATTTTTATACCAACACATACGTATTAAACCAAAAGCAGGAACGTTGTTACTATGGCCTGCTGGATATACGCACACACATAGAGGTAATCCCCCGTTAAGCAATTCAAAATATGTTATTACTGGGTGGGTTGAATTTTAATTATGCCATTTATAAAACTTAACTTTAAACCAGGATTAAACCGGGACCAGACCAATTACTCTAACGAAGGGGGTTGGTTTGAGTGCGATAAGATTCGTTTCCTGTCTGGGTACCCACAAAAAATAGGTGGGTGGATTAGGGCTACCCCTAACTATATGCTTGGTGTTGGTCGCCAAATGTACAACTGGCTAACGACTTATTCTGATAATTTGCTTGGAATCGGTACAAATAAAAAATTATATATTGAAGTAGGCGGAATCTTTTACGATATAACCCCTATTAGAGCTACATCTGTAAACGCTACTACTTTTACTGCTACTACTGGGTCTTCTACTTTAGTAGTTGTTAACTCTGGGTCAGCTACTAATACGGGTGATTTTGTTACGTTTAGTGGGGCGGCATCGCTCGGTGGCAATATTACTGCCGCAGTTCTTAATCAAAACTATGAAGTAACTACGATTAATGCCAACGCATATAGTATTACTGCCAGAAGCTCAACTACAGGTTTACCCGTATTAGCTAATAGTTCTGACTCTGGTAACGGTGGGGGTGCGGTAACTTCTACATATGAGATTGCTATTGGCAACGCTGGGAATACGCTAGGTTACGGATGGGGTACTGGGGTATACAGTGCTCCTGGTATTGGTTGGGGACTTGCGAGTGCTACACCTGTAAACCTACCGCAGCGTGATTGGTGGTTTGATAACTTTGATAATGACGCTGTAGCCAACATTCGTGATGGCGAAATTTACTATTGGGAGCGTGGGACTGCCCCTATTGATAACGCTCTTTCAACTCGAGCTGTTCTTCTGTCTGGGCTTACTCTTAATGGGGTTGCTCCTAGTTCTGTGCCTAATAAGGCAATGCAGATACTTGTATCGCAAAACGACAAACATTTACTAGCTTTTGGTGCTCAACCTTTTGGTGGTGGTCCAACTGACTTTGACCCTCTTTTAATTCGCTGGGCTACCCAAGATCAGCCTAATGTATGGAACCCATTACCCACTAATACGGCTGGATTTATACGGGTTTCTCGTGGTTCACAGATTGTCCGTGCGTTACCAACCCGACAAGAAATCTTAGTATTTACGGATTCCCACCTGTATTCGTTCCAATATACTGGCACAACAGATGTGTTTAGTTTGCAAGAATTAGCAGATAACATTTCAATTATCTCCCCCCGTGCCTGTGCATCAGCTAATAACGTTACTTACTGGATGGGGCATGATAAGTTCTATGCTTACTCTGGACGGGTTGAGACGCTACCTTGCACCTTGCGTACTTTCTTATTCCAAGACGTTGACTACAGCCAAGCGGATAAAATTGTGTCCGGCACTAACGAAGGGTTTAACGAGGTATGGTGGTTCTATCCCAGTGCTAATTCAAACACAAATAATCGCTACATAATTTATAACTATCTTGAGAAAATCTGGTACTACGGCAATATTGAGCGCACTGCTTGGCTAGACTCCCCATCAAGAGAGTACCCACAAGCTATTCAATATGACAGTACTGCACAGATTGGGTATTTACTTGACCATGAAAATGGCATTAATGACGACACCTTGCCTATGGAGGCATACATCCAGTCGTCTGACTTTGACCTAGATGATGGCGAGAAGTTCATCCTTACTCGTCGTATGATCCCTGACGTTAACTTTACGGCTTCTACTTCTGCAACTCCAACGGTTAATTTTGCTATGCGTCCTCGGAACTTCCCAGGTAGTAGCTTTGAAGTAGACCCGTTTGACAGCCAAAGCGTGGTGCAAAGTTCGATAGGGGTTTATACAGATCAAGTATTTATACGAGCTCGGGCTCGTCAGATGGCAATTAAAGTAAGTTCTAATGCTCTAGGTGTTCAATGGCAGTTAGGTAGTCCCCGCCTAGACGGACGTGCAGATGGTAAGCGTTAATGGCTCTAGAGCGATTTAGGGCTCCCGCCTTACCTATACCCAATGCTGAATATGATCAGAGGACGATGACCGATATTATTCGGGCATTACGTCTTTACTTTAACCAACTAGATTCTTTAACCCCTAATCAAGCCGAGTCTTATCGAGCAGATAACTTCTACGGTGGCGAGTTTGATGGCACGGTGATGACCGCTAATAACGTTGCTACGTCCACACTCACGGCAACTTACAGCAACGTGTCGTCCATGATGTCTGAATTTATTCGGTCTAAAGGCTTCTTAGGAGGTAATTATACTGGTGGCTCTTACATAGGCACTAATTTTTATGGTGGGTTTTTTCATGGAGATGGCAGGTATTTAAGCACCCCGTACAACCAAATTACAAGCGATCAAGACCAGACTGGTGCAGTAGCGACGGCTACGGCAGTAACCTTTAATACAAATGAGTTTCCCGGTAGTATTTCAATAGTTAGTAACTCGAGGATTACTTTTGGAGAGAAAGGTATTTATTTATTTAATTACAGCTTAGCTTTTACAAACCCTACTAATGATGCTCAAGATATTGATATTTGGTATCGTTACAAAGGCACAAATATAGCTAACTCTAATAGTAGATTTACCATCCCAGCTAGAAAAAGCACTGGAAATAATTCTTATTTAATTGCCGTTACCCCTTATACAATTAGTATGGTTGCGGATAATGACTATGTAGAGTTAATGTTTCGAGTAACTGATGCAACAGTAACTTTAGAACACTTAGCTGCTGTAGCAGCTGCCCCTGGGGTAACTCCAGCCATTCCAGCTACGCCATCTGTAATATTGACAATTCAGTTTATTTCCGACGGTTCCCAGCACCTGAAGAAGTAGCCCCAATTAGCGTCACAGGATTTGGACAGATTGGCACTGTAATAGTTAATACTACAAACACTATATAAATAAAGCCCTACATGATAAACTTTCAACAAATTACCAATACGAGGCGCGTATGAGCATTAGACAACTTAGTTCAGAGGTTGCAAAACGGGGTCGCAATGGCGACACAATGCTCATTCACGTTAATCCAAGAGAAGTCGCCGGACTGCAGTATTTAGGCGAGAAGTACGGCGCAAAGATGACAATTAACCCGGATACGGGTTTACCCGAAGCTTTTAACTTTATGCGCTTTATGCCTATGATTGCTGGCGCAGCCTTATCCCCATTCATTACCCCTATGGGCGCTGCCGCAGTGGTTGGCGCAGTAGAAGGCGTACGAACAAAGAGTTTGACAGGTGGTTTAAAAGGCGCTTTAGGAGCTTATGGCGGTGCTAGTTTAGGTACAAGCCTTGCTAGTTTTGGCGCAGAAGGGTTAGGGCAAAGTGCTGTTGGTTCTGGTACAACTGTTGGTACTGAAGCTTTAAATACCGCTGTAGCTACTCCTCCGCCAGTAATACCACCAGCTGAGACTACGGTATCGTCAATTAATACTGGTGCTGAGGCTTTAAAACCTACGTTCTCTAATGTAGGTCCTGACCAAGCAGGGGAGTTACTTCGTTCAGGTCAAATTAGTCCTGACGCCTATGCTAAGTATGCGCAAGGGTATTCTCAAGGGGTTTCTCAATACAACCCAACTACCTTCTCTAATATGGGTGAGGGTATTAGCCGTGCCTTTACAAATCCCGGTGCTGCAGGTTCAGCCTTGATGGCAGACCCAATGCGTACTGCTGCTACTGTAGGTTCTCTTGCTCTTGGTTCACAAGCTGAGCCTGAGCCATATAAACCACCAGAAAAGAAAACTTACGGTTCTTCAACCAAAGCTGATCCATACAAGCGTAACTATAGGGATAACCCTAATCCATACGATACATCTAGTGAGTTTGAATACTTCCAACCTAATGCTCTTTATGTAAAAGAAGGTGGTTATATTGGGATGCAGGGGGGCGGTACCCCACCCACCGTAGGTATGCCTACTGGGCTACCTGAAGATTACACAGCTTACATGCAGCAGTTGCAACAAATGATTAATTTAAAAGGCTCTCCCGCTACGCTGCCTGGATTTTCAAGTCCCATATCCCAACCTAAATTTGCTACTCAAGCTACGTCCGGTTCTAAACCCAATACATACGCCCCCGGTGGTATTACACGTATTCAAAAAGAAGGACAGGTGCGTGGTGATGGAGATGGCATGGAAGACAAGGTCTATGGAAATATTGAGGGTAGACAGAAAGTAGCTCTTTCCCGTGACGAATTTATCGTACCTGCTGATGTGGTATCTGGGATTGGAAACGGTTCTAGCAATGCAGGTGCTGACAAACTATACAAAATGATGGACCGAGTTCGTAAGGCACGAACTGGGATTAAGAAGCAAGGTAAACAAATTAAAGGTGATAGATACGTACCCGCTTAACTATGTTACAAGTAATTCACGGATGTGATTTCTCGGACTGGATTTTAGAGCGTATGCCCGTTAAAAACGGGAAGCCTAAGTGGTATTACACCATTGGTATTGGTAATGAAAAGAAGTTATTAGGTGGGGTGATTCTGTTTGATTACGACGGAATTAACATCTATTTTGGTGGTGCTAGTGACGGAAGTTCTAAGTATTGGTTGAACAAGCGTGTTATCGGTGAGATTGCAGATTATGTATTTAATAATCTAGGTTGCGTAAGAGTAACCGCAAGAACGCAACCTGACAACGCCAAGGCTAGACGGATGCTTGAAAGTTTAGGTTTTAAGTGTGAAGGAATTATTAGGCAAGGATACGGTACCAAAGACATGTTGATCTACGGTATCCTACAAAGTGAAGCAATGCGCTGGATGAAGAAAGAAGAAGAGGCTATGGTATGAGCTTATTAAGATGGAAACAAAAGGTAATGTCCCCTGACGGCGGCGTACTTAGAGATTCTGGTGGCGGAGGCGGGGGCGGTGGTCCACAAACATCTACTACTAATACAAGTAACTTACCCGAGTATGCCCAACCGTATTTTGAACGGGGCATGGAACGTGCCGAGGCTCTTTCTCAAGAAGGTTATATACCCTACACTGGGCAGCGTATTGAAGGTTATAGTCCTCAGCAACAGCAACTATTCCAGCAAACTTATGGTCTACAGCGTCCTGGTGAATTAACAGGGGCTTCTCAAGCAACTGGAGCCGCAACGCTTAACGCCCTAGGAACTCAGTATGGACCCACTGCGTTTACTCCCGAGCGTGCTACTTCAGACATGTTTGGCATGGACCAAATGCAGCAATATATGTCCCCTTACCAACAGGGTGTAACTGATATTGCTAAGCGTCAGGCTGCTCTTGATGCAATGAAGATTCAACAAGCTACTAATTTAGGAGCTGCTCGTCAAGGGACTTATGGTGGTGCTCGTCAGCTTTTGGGTCAGACTGAAAGAGAAAAAGCTTTAGGAACTCAGTTATCCGATATTCAAGTTAAAGGTCTTCAATCCGCTTTTGAAAATGCTCAAAATCAATTTGAACGTGATCAAGCTCGCCGTATGGCAGCGCAA